TAAACCTTGAACACCAGCTGCTGTTCCAGAAGAAGGTTGGAAAGTATAACCAGGATAACCTATCGCGTTATTCTGATCTAAGAACCAATTCATTTCTGGGCTGTTCGCACGGTATTGTCCTACTAATCTTCTACCTTTTATTTTTGGTGCACCTGTGTATGCATCATAAACTATTTCTCCACCAGCTCCTCTTTCATAATCGTTTGCCCAAACAGCGACGAAGTCACCGCTTCTATCATTAAGCTTATCTCTTTCTTGTATGTACATTTGTAAAGCAGCTTGACCTATTTCACGATCAGCCTTGCCTTGCTCTACACCCATTTGAAATAACATAGGTGCAGTTTGCATTGCAGTCTTTCCAATAATATCTACAAAACCTCTAACACCTGGATCATCAGATTTACCTGCAAGTAATGCTCCACCAACCTGCATGAGTAATGCGCCTTTTTGCATACGCGCACCTTCATCACCATCACCTACAAACTCTCTTACTATATCTTTATACATTTTAACTCTATTAACAGAGTCATTATCAATAGACGCTGATGCTGCGTTATCAGTCGCTGCTACTGTAGCAGTATTAGTATCTATTGCATTTCCATTAGCAGATAATGCTTCATCTTTCATTTCATTTTCTTCTTCAAGAATTTTTTTATTTGAAGTTTCTTTTTTATCTGGCAATGGAATTGTTTCAGGTTTTTTAACCACGTCAGGTGGCATGTCTACTGGACCATCTTTAGGAAATTTTGGAGGTCCTAATTCTTCTGCGGGAATAACTATTTCTTCTTCGATAATATCTTCTTGTGTTCTTTCCGGCAACATTAAATCTGACATTGTATCCATTGTGTAGTCAGTGCCATACCATGCGGCAGCACCTTTCTTCCAGCCTTGTTGGCCAGTCATCATGTCTAGATAATTTTTTACGTAGGGATTTTTTTGATAAACGTCTTTAGTCGCACGAAGAACATCATCGCCGTATCTTCCTGCTCCTTGTAGTAATAGTCTGGCAATACCTGCAACCACATTGCCTCCTTATGTCATGTAACCTGATGCTACTCCTGCTCCCATTATACCTAAGCCAGCACCAAGTGCTTGAGCTAAAGGATTAGTTGTAGGGGTTGTACCCATTGTCATAGCCATTTGACCTGACGGTGTACCAGAGAATGCATCACCAATGAAGCCCATACGTTGATACGGGTCCATTCTATTTTGTAGATATGCTTGGTAATTCGCATCTGATTGTTGTTGCATTTGTTGCTGTTGAACTGAACCAGCCCCCATCATTCTGGCAATTCCTTGATTCCATAAATTGTGAGCTTGTCCGTAACCTTGTGCTAATGATTCACCAACAGCTCTTCCTTGATCTCCTCTTAAGGTAGCTTCCATAATACCTTGCCTTTCTCCTCCAAAGGCACCTTGATTTGCAGCACCCATGTTAGCTTGGTTTATAGATCTATCAAATTCATCTCTAATTCCTTCTGTTACAAAACCTTGATACTCGTTAAGATATTTTTTCCATCCTTCTGGATCAGTTGCAGAATCTATTGCAGCTTGTTGTGCATCAGTCATTCCTACTACTGTTTGCGGTGCTATTGGACCTTGACCCGCAAAAGGTTCTTTCATCTTGTTAACTACTTGATCAAGATACCATAAAAATTTAGCCTCCATTTCTGGAGACATTCCACTTGTTTGTGTGCCTACTGTTGTCCCTGTTGGGTAACTTCCATAATCAACCATTATACAATTCTCTCTCTTGCTTCTTCAGGTCTTTCAGACTCTGGATCCAAAGAATTCATTAAGGCATATAATCCTGCGTGTCCTCCTGGAAAGTTATTAGATGCTTCTGCTGTAAAAACAAACTCATCATCTGATAAAGCAACTGGTCTAATTGCATCATCTTTAGGTCCACCAGGACCTACAGCTTTTCCACCAGCTGTGTAGTCATCTTTGTAGATGTGCCCACCTCTGTTAGCAAACATAATATCACCATAGTCTGCTGGTGTTTGAGTTTGATAATAAGGATTACGGTATCCATCTTTAAATATTTCTTTTGCTTCGTCATATGGAATTCCAAATTGGAATGCCCACATTCTTATTTGTTTTTCTTTTGCAGCTTCCCATCTTTCTTCATCAGTCATTCTTCCACCATACATACCTGCAATCTGTGGAACTGCTGCTGCCATAAGATCTAAATCACCTGCTAGTGCACCTAAACCTAGTATACCTGGATTTGAAGCTGCTAGTTCTGCTTGACCAGGATTAGTAAAGTAAGACATATCAATTCCTGGTGCTTTAGCTATATTTGCAAAAGTTTTATCCGGTATAACACTTGGAACTGGTCCACCTGTTGGTCCATAAGTTTGTCCTATTGTTATTTGTGGAATATCTGCAGTAGGTATTTCCGCTCCAACGGGTAAATCAGCTAATAAAGCTTCTTGGTCAAAGCCGGGTTCAGGAATTGTTACTTCTCCTAAAACATCTTTATAGTCCATTCCACCTGGAATAGTTTTATCAGTTCCAAGTGCCATGTCCCACCATGAAACTGCATCATCACCTGTAAGTTTATTAGCTTGGTTAAAAGCATTTGCTGCTTGTACTGATTGTAATGCAGTAAAAGGTAGCGAAGTTAATGCCGCACTTGTCATTGCTTTCCAAGGATGTTTTGATCTTGTAAGTGTTGCAATACCACCTTGTATTGCTGCGTTAGTTAAAGCATTTTTAATCCATGGAGATTTCATTGCACCCATGGCAAATTTTCCAAGAGCTGATTTTCCTAATGAAGATGCACCAAACTTAGCTGCCCATGGTCCTGCTGCTCCAGCTAACCAAGGTGCTGCTGCACTAAGTGCTATTATACCACCTGGGCCTTTGACAAAGTCTCTTGCACCTCTAGCTACGTTCTTTAATGTTTTATCTAACCAGCCCATGTTAAATCACTGTGCTCCATGGTAAAGTTCCATATCTTTCTTTTATATATTCTATAACCTCTGGATCTGTTGCTGATTCTTGTCCTGATTTAAAAGGCCAAAATCCTTTTTCTTCATAAGAATCAACCATGTCTTTGTAATCTTGATAACTACTAAAAAAATCTGGTGTACCCATTGGGCTGTTCATAAAATTAATTTGTGGATCACTTAATTCTGCCACTTCAAAACTTCCATCTCCAATCTGTTCATTAAGAATTTCTTGAGCTTCTTCTAGTGTGTATCCATTTCTCATTAAATGATATAAATCATTGCTCTCCAGATTAGCGTCCAGTAATGGTAAATCAGGATCATAAAATGGATCTCTAGGTGGAGCCATACCTTTAAAATCTTCTGGTAAAGGTTCATAATCAAAATCACTTTCAGGATCATCATCACCATACCACCATCTACTTAAATTATCTATCCAACCACCATCTGCTGTTGGGTCATCAAACAATCCTGCTGTGTATACACGTGGTGGCAAACCTTTCCCTTTCTGTATTGAATTAGGTATATTAAATTCGTTCCACGGTCCTGGTCCCATTCTATCATAACCTATATTATCAGGAGGTGCTGCCATTTCCATTGGTCCAGGTCTGTCCATGTATGCAGAGATGCCCATTCCTACTGGTCCATCTGTTTGTCCTAAGTTATATGTATTCGTATTATAACTAGGGCTATAATCATATCCTGTCCATCCTGGTTGTGTTTCTGGTCTGTCCATGTATGCAGACATACCCATTCCACCTGGTCCCATTGTTTGACCAACATAATTTGCGTTAGAACCAGGGAATGATATTCCACTAAATGAATTTTGATTATCTGTTATACCAGGGTTGGTTTCTTCTATAAATATTGGCACTATACGTCTCCTGCTTTACCTTCTAGTATTTTGTGAATTGCTGCTTGGATAACAACATCTTGCCTGATGTGTTCCGCTTT